AGAAGCCCAGTTTACCTACGGTGATGTATTGATTAATATTAACTTTAGAAATCCTATTGATATAGGTGAGGACGGATTCTATCAGTTTGATAAAAAATTATTGCCATTCAGCGGAGTATATCAGATTACTACCTGTAAGAGTAGTTTTAGGAACGGACAATTTAAACAGACCTTAAACATTATTCGTCAACCGGGTCAGGCAATTCCAACCGAGCATCCTGATCAAACCCCTCAGAGTGCTAAGACTCCTATAACAGATCCTTCTAAGATAACTAAAGTTGGGCCAAATCCTGACGAAGCAAGCGGAAGAGACACTACGCCTGCAAACGCGGATAGTCCTGGTGTAAGAGCAGATAGTCTAACATTACAGAGTCTTGAAGGAACAACTTATCCTAATCCTGGATTGCCGGGAACTAACGGCCAACCGGTAACTGTAGTGCCCGGAGTTAATCCTAACTTACCTGCTGTTTCTAGAATGATAAGTCCTTTAGGAATTTCTGAACAACCATCCTTTAGTATGCCGATGCCGGCCAGGGCCGCTACAGGGTTACTACAGCGTGTATATAGTCCGGGAGGTTATGTACAATCTATGGCCATGGGAGTTTTAAATTCTTTTGGAATTAAAGGTCCTGCGGCACAACTTGCTGGCCAATATTTAAAAGGTGTTGCACGAAAAATTAATAGTGTTCCTATTTTAGGATCTGGAATAGGTGTTGGTGCGAGTATTAATATTGTTAAAAATAATCCTAATCCTCAAACTGCCTACGATTATCAATCTCAGCAATTACCTACAGAACCAACTTCGACACCCAGCATTCCCGGAATTAGCGGAAATGCATTAGGTTACCTAGCTAACAATTTAACTGCTATTCCGAGAATATCAAATAACTCCGCACTATTAGCCCAGTCTGCTCTTCAAGGTAATGCAACAGATCCCCTAGCGGTAGCTGCCGCCTTCGGAGTTAATCAAGCTCAGATAGCAGGACTAAGTCCTAACCTAACTAGTGTGTTAGAAACAAAGTTACAATCCTTAACTAAGGCAGTTCCTCCTGATACGGATTTAAATACCGCAGTAAAGAACGGTGTAAATTTAAACGGATTGAACAAAAACGAAATCGCTTCACTTCCGCCCACTGCACCATTTAAATATGCAGATCCTGCTACGCCCGATCAAGCGTACCTTAATAAGTTATCGGCAGGCGGTGGAACCGACGCAGTTGCTAGAGCCTATGGTGTGAACTCTATTAGAGAAGTTAGTCAAACTGAGTTACCTTCGGAAGCTGCCCAACAGACTCAAGAAAATAGTCCCGGAGTTCTCCAGAGATATAAAGACAGATTAGGTTTAAACAATGTAAACGGCGTGCAAGATGCTGCGGTACTAGGTTTAAAGTTGTTTGCAGAGAGAAAATCTTTAATGGGACCAACTGGAATCCCCGGAAGTCTAGAAGGAAACTTCATAGGTGTTAGAAATCAATTGGGTCCTGTAAACATTGTAGGAGATTTAGGAAAATCTGCTCCTAGCGTATTTGGTAGTAAAACATCAAGTCCATTAGATAAGATAATGATAAGGTAATGTATGGCTGTTGAGACAAGAAAATTAAGTAAACTTCCTAGCCCTGGTCCCTTTTTAGCAGAGATCACAAACCACCTTGATCCGACTTTTATGGGCAACCTCGAAGTTGCCTTGATTAAGACAGTTCAAAATAGTCCAGACATTCAGAGTGAGACTTTTACTGTTAGATACCTTAGCCCATTTTATGGAGTGACAAGTATTAGGTTTCAGGGAAACAATAGCAGTAACTTTCAGGATGTGCAAAAAAGTTACGGCATGTGGATGGTTCCTCCCGACATAGGAACCATTGTTATGGTTATCTTTTTAGACGGAGACCCAAATCAAGGGTATTGGTTAGGGTGCGTCCCTGACTTTGCACAGAATCATATGATTCCTGGAATTGCCGCGAGCTTAGATACTGCAATTACTCAAGAACAATTGAAAAGATACGGGACATCGTACCTTCCAGTCGCAGAATTCTTAAAGGGAGAAAATGCTAAAGGTGTAGTAAATCCTAGCACAATAAAGAAACCAGTTCATCCTTTTGCAGATAGATTGTTAGAGCAGGGACTATTATTAGATACTGTACGAGGAGTAACATCGAGTAGTGCAAGGAGAGAAGCTCCTAGTTCTGTGTTCGGAATTAGTACTCCGGGTCCTGTTGACCCCGAAGGAAAAAAGGGAGAACTAGGATACACTAACGATAGTAGTGCTAAAAAATTATTTCCAGTTAGCAGACTCGGTGGAACTCAGTTTGTTATGGACGACGGAGATATTAACGGTGAAAATGAATTAGTTCGTATTAGGACTAGAACAGGACACCAAATACTATTGCATAATAGTCAGGATCTTATCTACATCGGAAATAGTAAAGGTACAGCATGGCTCGAAATAACCAGTGCAGGCAAGTTAGACATCTTTGCTACAGACAGCGTTAGTATTCATACCGAGGCGGATTTTAATTTACGGGCAGATAGAGATTTTAATATTGAAGCCGGTCGTAGTATTAATATGCGTTCCGGAAAAAATATGGAAACTAATGTGGCAGGATTTTATAATCTTGCAATAGATGATTATGCTAAAGTCTCTGTTCGTAACAACACCGACCTAACAGTTGGACAAACTATGAAAGTTTCTGTGGGACAAGATTTTAATCTTGGAGTTGCAAAAGATCTTAATTTGGTTGCAAATAACACGGTAAACTTAACTGGGGGCGAAGGATTTTTAATCGGTTCTGGCGGCAACTTTAGTGTAGATGCAAACGGAACAATTATATTAGTAGGAAGTCAAATTCACATGAACGGACCTTCTGCACCGGCACCTGCTGGCGCAGATCCTGCAGAAACACCTCCGTTGTTACCATTATACAAACTTCCAAATAGAAACCCTAGAGCCACAGGCTGGGCTAATGACAAATATAATACCGGTACCATAACTACCATCCTTCAACGGGTTCCTACACACGAACCGTGGGATCAACATGAGAATGTCAATCCTACACGGTTTAGTTCTGCCGCAACTGATATTACCGTGGGCGTAAGTAGAGCAGGTAGCGGAATTGCAGACAGTCCTAATGCAGGGTCTCAAGAATCTGCAAATACTCCTGAGATTCCACCGGGAACCTGTACCCCGGAGTATGCTAAGGATATTAATAACCCGGCATCGGCGCAAGGCATCGCTGCACTTAAAGCAGCCTGTACTAAGTACGGAATCACGAGCCCCTATGCAATTGCTTCTATTCTTGGTATTGCTGGCGGCGAAAGTCGTTGGAAAATAGTTGAAGAAAACTTTAACTATACTGCGGCACGATTGTTAGAAGTATTCCCTAGCAGATTTAAAGGTGACCAAGCACTTGCCCAAAAGTATGCGGGCAATCCAAATAATAGTTTGCCTGAATTCTTATACGGCGTCGGAACACCGACTGGAAAATCGTTAGGGAATACAGAACCGGGAGACGGAGCAAAGTATATAGGAAGAGGTTATATCCAGATTACCGGTCGTGCAAACTATACAGTATATGCAAAACTTACCGGGCTAGATCTAGTTAACAAACCAGAATTGTTGAATGATCCAACAACTGCGGCAGAAGTTACTGTCCAGTACTTCCTAAGACGATGCAAGGCTGATCAAAACGGGCCCGGATATTTCCCAGCTGCGGTCGCCGCAGTCGGTCCACACAATCCTGCAAACATCCTAGCAAAGAAAACTGGTTACTATGAATGCTTCTTAGGCCAACTACAGGCTAAAACAGTTAGTACAGGACAGAATGGAATAGTTACTGACAGCTCAGGAAACCCTATAAAAACGGGACAATAAATATTAGATTATGCCATACAAGTCAATTGAATTAACTAACGCATCTGCTATTCCTGCTGCTACATCTCAAAAGGTGCAGTTCTATAAAGGCTTTAGCACCATCAATGAAGCTAATCCTACTTCAAAACTTTTTGATTTAGAATTAGTTAAGCAAAACATTATAAACACCTTTTATACTAGACGAGGTGAACGGGTAATGAACCCAGACTTCGGAAGTATCATATGGGACCTGTTAATGGAACCAATGACACCCCAGATAAGAGAACAATTGAATAACGATGTGAAAAAAATTTGTAGTAGCGATCCTAGGGCAGTTCCTACAAATATTAAAGTGATTGAATTCTCAAGCGGCTACATTGTAGAAGTAACAATGAAATTAGTTGGCTCGGATGTGTCTAGCATGATGACATTAACCTTTGATCAAAACATAGGCCTCACCGTTCAATAACTGCGTGGTTTATATTAAAAATAAATATGATGTAGAACTAAATTATGACTATACCATCCACAAACACCAAGTTACTAGTTACCGAAGATTGGACTAAAATATATCAATCTTTGAAGAACGCTAATTTTCAAAGCTATGACTTTGAAACAATCCGCCGCGTATTAATTTCATACATTCAAGAAAACTTTCCCGAAGACTTTAATGACTATATTGATAGTAGCGAATTTATTGCCTTGGTCGATGTTATTGCATTTTTAGGACAAAATTTAAGTTTCCGTATTGACCTTAATGCTAGAGAAAACTTTTTAGAAACTGCACAACGCCGCGACAGTGTACTAAGACTAGCTCAATTAATCAGTTATGTTCCTAAAAGAAATAGACCTGCTAGCGGATTACTGAAGATTACAGCAATAAGCACTACTGAAAATATTACAGATAATACCGGAGTAAACATTGCAAACAGCACAGTCGAATGGAACGATCCTACAAACCCTAGCTGGTATGAACAGTTTACTACAATACTAAATTCTGCTATGCCGGGGACTACAATCTTTGGAAAACCAAACGATCGTGCTACTTTAAACGGAATTTTAACAGAAAAGTATCAGCTCAACACTACAAACGAAGATGTTCCTATCTATAGTTTTAGTAAGAACATCAACGGAACAGGAATGACTTTTGAAATTGTTCCTTCGGAATTTACAGGAAAGACCTATGTCTATGAATCTGCTCCAAAGCCCGCTGCGCCATTTAGTTTGATTTACCAGAATGATAATCAGGGTGCGGGCAGTAGCGGTTCGGGGTTCTTTGCTATGTTCAAGCAAGGTACATTAGCCATGACTAATTTTGCAGTAACCAGCCCTGTGCCTAATGAGATTATAGGAGTAAATGTTAGCAATATCAACGACACTGATGTGTGGTTATGGCAGCTAGATCCTAGCGGAGGTTATCCTAACGGTCCTTGGACTAAAGTTCCTGCAATCGTAGGAAATAATGTTATCTATAATAGTGTTGGTTTCGGAGATAAAAATCTTTACAGCGTTACTACAAGAGATAACGATCAGATAGATATTAATTTTACTGACGGAAAATTTGGAAATCTTCCTTCAGGCAACTTTCAGTTATTCTATCGTCAGAGTAACGGACTCACTTATAGCATCAAACCTAATCAAATTTTAGGTGTTCTAGTAACTATACCGTATCAAAGCAAGTCTGGTAGCAACGAAACACTGACTTTAACTCTGGCTTTACAATACACTGTAAGTAACAGTGCAGGCAGCGAATCAAATACTGCAATACAACAGAATGCGCCTCAGACATACTATCTACAGAATAGAATGGTTACCGGTGAAGATTATAATATTGCTCCTTTAACATTAACCAGTGGTGTCTTAAAAGTTAAGAGTCAAATGCGAGAAGTAAGTGGAGTTAGTAAG